AGGAGGGCCGACGCATGACGCAGGACGAGCGCAACGAGTTGCTACGATGGGCGGATCATGTCGACGTGCTCGTCCGGTTTTGCGCAGTGCACATGCCTGCTAATCGGGTGGACCAGTACAGCGCCGGAAGCGCCGCGTTCTGGGCGATGGTGTGGAAGATATCGGGGGACGATGTCAAGGCCGCTGAGCTGGCAAAAAGGGTGCCGGCCACTGTCGTTCAGCCACCACTCCCGCCCGATTGGTTTGGCTCCAAGTCCGCCTAGACCTCAACTGAGAGAAGGAGCGGTGCGATGTGGCGGCGAATGATCGGCCGATATCGACTGTGGTGGGGATGGTGCCCGCGTTGCAATTCCGATGCGCCGGCAATCGACCATTGCCCCGTTTGTGTCGGGCATGATCGCCTCGACTGGTGGCCACGATTTCGAGACAGAGGATATCGCTGATGTCTTTGCGCGCAAAATGGATCGACGGCGGACGCGAGCCGCAGGTCGCACCCAACCCGGCATTCCCGGATGGCATCGACATTGATCAGTCGGCCGGCGCCGAACGCGCGTGCGAGACGGCGCTACGCTACCCGGCCCCTCGCATCGGCGTGCACGAGGTGACGTGTCGGGTGTGCAAGAAACGAGTTTTGGTTACGACCGCAGGCCGGCCAGACGACCCACGATCGATCAAGGTCGCATGCGGTCCCGTGAAACACTAAGAACGGTAAGGAGAGAAAAATGGACGCGAGCGTCGTAGCGCCTCCGCTTAAAGCAGAGATCATACGCATGGGCGAACGTATTGCGGAGCTTGAAACGGCAATTCTGGACGCCATTCATGTCCTCGGCGGCCTGTCAATGGCCACGACCGGATCGACACGTGGTCGTGTTTGCTCAGCTAGCAATCGGCTCAATTACGCGCTGGGCCGTGAACAGACAGTTCACGGCGATCAACCGCCATTCAAGGAAACATAAATGAGCCGATGCCGTCATCGGCTCGCTTGACGCCACGCCGCAAATCAGCCACAAACCAGACTAGCGGCGCATCGCGCCAAAAGCGGGTCATTCCTCGGCCGTCAGTATGTCAGCCTTGAGGATGATCTAAGCGGTCACACGCCGCGACCGCCCGGAATGTGCCCGAAATCACGATTAGGAATCGCCCGCTGCGCGAGCTGCAGATCGTCGTCAACATCATCCCGAGCCTCCTCAAAGCGCTGCCTATCATGGTTGCGTGGATCGTCCTATTGCGGTTTGCCATCGGCGCAATCAAATCATGGCGTCAGCCCATGGGCGGCCAGGAAATGGCCTACGCCCTCGCCGGCATCGCAGCATTCCTATGGGCCATCGGCCGCTAGCCTTTCCTCGCGGCGCCAGTTGCCAAGCGCACGGCCGCTCACATCCTGTTCCCCTGCGTAAAATCCCAGCAGGAGACTGCCATGTTCCAAGCACTCAAGGCGGCGATCGCCCGCCGATATGCCAGTTACACGCCCGATGGTAAGCTGTGGCTGACGATCGGGTTCGCGGTGCTGACGGTCGATATGGCTATCGGCTACATGGCCGGGGTCGCGGTCGGCACGTTCTGGCACGGCGTCGGCTACGCGGCCCTCGCCGTGGGCTTTGCGTTCCTGCCAGATGCCGCATACGAAGAATTCGAGCACAGGCGCTTCGCGTCGGCTGGCTTGATCGCGATTCTGTGCGTTCCGATCGGCGTCAAAGCCTACGAGCAGCAGCTGACCTACAGTGCCGGTGTCCGTCACGGTGAAATGCAACTGACGAACGTCGTCAACCAGCGCTATGACGGCGCCCAGGACGACGTGCAGCGCAACCGCACAGAACTCACACTATTGCAAGGCGTTCTCACCCGTCTCCAGGCCGACAACCCCTGGGCCACGAGCGCTAAGGCTGACGGCCTCAAGACCCAACTGGCAGCGCTGAATGATCGCATGGCCAAGGAAGAAAAGGGCCAACGTGGTCGCAAGGCCGGCAAGGGCAAAGAGTTCGAACGCCTGCAGGACGAAGCGGCCGACCTTTCTAATCGCATTTCAATCATCGAAAAGGCCGACGAGACACAAAAGCGCGTCGAACACCTGCAAGCATCGATCGACAAGAAACGAACGATCGCCAACACAGCTGAACACCGCCAAAGCATCAACGTCGATGTCGCCAAAATCACGACGAAGCTGTTCAACGTCGCCCGTGGTCTCAGCCCTGACGACGCCATGAAGACGGACGCCACCTCGGTCGAGTTCGCCACGATGGGCAGCGCTGGCCTTGGTTCGCTCGCCTTGCTGATCCTGTGCCCGGCAGCATTCTTCCTTGCTGGCCGTCGTCGCATTCGCAATAAGGACACGGACGAAGCGCCATCGACCGCCATCGCTAGTAGCGCCAATAGCGTTAGCGCGCCCGTAGCGGTAGAACCGAGCCTGAACCTGGCCCGCGTCACGGTCGGGGACATCAACAAGGAACGTCTGCGTCGACTGCTCGATGCACGACCCTCAATGGCGGTAGCGGCATGACGTGGAGGTGTTGATCGTGTATTGTGCGGCATGATCGACTCCTCAACGCGAGTCTGCCGATGGCGGCCCAAACATGAAAACAATAGGCAGACCGGTCCTGAAAACGGATGTCGGCGCATTTGCGATTGACGACGACACGGCGCTTTCTATCACGCGCATTCCAAGAACAAAGGACTCGCGGCCTGACCGCAGATACAGCCTCGCGCGACAGTTCCTCCAGTGGGAGCAGGCGCAGATCACAGCCGCTCATGAGGCATGGAAAGCCGGGCAAGAACGAGCGTTCAGAGTCGATGCGTTCTCCGCTAACCATCTGACACCAAAAGGACAACCGACCATGGCCAAGAAACCCGCGCCAAAACCTGCCATGAAGCCCAAGGGCAGCAAGAAGTGCTGAAGGAGATTCCGTCGTGAGTGACGTTCAGCCTGCAATTGAAAAAGCGCAAGAAAAGCGCGTTGTAGGGCGACCGTTCCTGCCAGGGCAAATCCCCAATCCGAAGGGCCGTCCGAAGGGTGCCAGGAACAAGCTCGGCGAGGCGTTCATTGCAGCCCTTCACGACGATTTCCAGGAGCACGGCGAGAAGGTCATCCGGCAGGTCCGCGAGGAGAAGCCAGATCAATATCTCAAGGTGATCGCATCCATCCTGCCCAAGGAATTGAACGTGAACACCAACGCGCTCGGCGAGATGTCCGACGATGAGCTTACAGCTACACTCGCAGCCCTCCGTAACCTCGCAACTACCGTTGATGCTCAAATTGTTGGAGCAGGAGCGGGACAAGCGAGCGGCGCGGAACAGGCTGAAGACGTATCGCCCGTACACTAAGCAGAAAGAGTTCCACGCGGCGGGTGCCGTCCACTCCGAGCGCCTGTTTATGGCTGGAAATCAGCTCGGAAAGACAATTGCGGGCGGTGCCGAATGGGCGATGCACCTCACCGGCCGATATCCTGATTGGTGGAACGGCGCGACCTTCGACAAACCCGTTCGCATGTGGGCGGCCGGCGTGACGGGTGAAAGCACACGAGACAACCCGCAACGCATTTTGATCGGGCCGCCTGAGACGGAATCGAAGTGGGGCACGGGCTTTATCCCGGCGGACTGCCTGCTCGATCACTCCCGCGCCATGGGCGTTCCGAACCTGCTCGATAACGTCGTGATCCGCTGGGGTGGCGGTGGCGATGTCCAGGCTCAAGAGAGCTACCTCGCGTTTAAGGCATACGAAAAGGGCCGGGAGAAGTGGCAGGGGCCGACGCTTGACGGCGTTTGGTGGGATGAAGAGCCCCCGCTCGATATTTATACCGAGGGATTGACCCGAACGAACCGCGGACAGCGCGGGCAATTCGGAATCATCACCTTCACGCCGCTCAAAGGCATGTCCGAGGTGGTGCGTATGTTCCTGATGCCGGAAGTTACGTCGTCTTGATGTTGCCAAACAGTCGGCTCTCGACGCTGCGCTTCAATGCCTTGGATTGCGCGTTGATCTCGGCATGCGTGATGGTTTGTTCGGCGACGTGGGCAGCCAGCACCGCTTGGACGTAGCTTGCCGTGCTTCTCTGTTGCGACTCTGCGAGTTTATCGAGTGCGTTGCGCAACGCACTCGGGACACGCATCGACAATCGGTGATCTTTGATCATGTGGGGTTCCATGGGGTTCCGTTGGCAGTCAATGACACACCATGGCACGCATTGGAACCCCAGTCAATGACCCGCTTTGTTACCTCGATGACGATCGACGACGTAGAGCACTACACGGCAGCCGAGAAGGCCTCGATCATCGCCAGCTATCCGGCGCATGAGCGCGAGGCCCGCGCCAAGGGCATTCCCACGATGGGAAGCGGGCGTGTGTTCCCGGTGGCCGAGGACATGATCAAGGTTCCGGTCCAGGCCATCCCGGCGCATTGGGTGCAGATCGGCGGCATGGATTTCGGCGTAGACCATCCCTTCGCGGCGGCGCGCATCGGCTGGGATCGCGACACCGACGTGATGTACGTCACGCATACGTTCCGACAGAAGGGCGAACACAAGGAAGGGGCGTGGACGGGCTCGCCGTTGTTCCATGCTCAGATGCTCAAGCCCTGGGGCGACTGGATACCGTGGGCATGGCCGCATGACGGCTTAGAGCGCGATCGGCAGTCCGGGGAGACGCTGGCCGGTCAGTATCGCTCGCACGGCCTCAAGATGCTGGACGAGCGCGCCACGCACGAAGATGGCGGCAACGGTGTCGAGGCTGGATTGTCGGAAATGCTAGAGCGCATGCAGACGGGCCGGTTCAAGGTCTTCGACACGAATACGGAATGGTTCGAAGAATTCCGCATGTATCACCGCAAGGAAGGTTTGATCGTCAAGCTGATGGATGACCTCATGTCTGCCACGCGATACGCCGTCATGATGCGGCGGTTCGCGATCACACAGCCGCGACCGAGCGCCGTGCGCAAGGCCCGCTTGGGGACCATCGCGTGAGAGACGCGATCGACCCTGCGATGGCAGACGACGACGCCGACCTGCTCGGACTACTCCAGTCCGAGGAGTCGGACGCGTCCACCTACTACACATCAGAGCTTGCCCAAGCTCAAGCCGAGGCGATGGACCGCTACCACGCGCGCCCGTACGGCGACGAAGCGGCGGGCCGGTCGAAGGTCGTGACGCATGACATCGAGGATATGGTCAATTGGATCATGCCCTCGCTCATGCGGACCTTCGAGCCGTCTGACGAACTGATTACGTGCGACGACGACAACATCGAGGACGGGGCGGAAGTTCTGACCGCTACCGCGCAATATCTGCGGCACGTGTTTTTCAAGCAGGTCGGCGGCGAAGACATCATTCACGACTTCATTTTTGACGGCATCCTGCAAAAGGTCGGCGTCATCCGCACGGCATGGGACGCGCCGCGCCCGTCCGCTCCCGTGGTCCGCGAGGGCGTCACGGTCGAGCAGCTTCTACGCTATCTCAACGATCCGCAATATACGGTGCTTGGCATCGAGCCCGACGATGCCGGCGACGAGCTGGAGACGATCGACGGCACGGCCGAAGAGATGCCGCCAGAAATGGGCGCCGCGCCCGGCCTCATGGGTCAAAGCGGGCCGCCAGCCCAGGGCCTCATGCAGCCGCCGCAACAGGTGCAGCCGGCACAGCCGCAGTTGCCCGACGACATTCCGTTCGCGCGCACCTACAGCATTAAGTTGCAGAAGACGCCAAAGACTGGCAAGCCTCTCGTCGAGACGATCCAACCCGAGCGGTTCATGATCTCCTCGCGCGCCCGTTCGATTGAAGAGGCACCCTATCACGGGGCGCACTTCCCGACGTATCTTGCCCAGGTCGTGACGGACTATCCCGAGCACCGGCACAAGCTCGATCCCGATGGGCAGTACATCGGCAAGGGCAGCGACGATCTCGAAATCAGCGCCGACACGCGCCAGCTTGCCCGCTTTCCGGACGAGCCCGACGTGGGCCGGCATCACGACGACAAGTTCCGCGAGCAGGTGACGCTCAAGATCGAGTACATCCAGTGCGACTATGACCGGGACGATATCGTGGAACTCCGCCGCATCGTGCGGGTCGGCGATGTGATCCTTGAAAACGAGATCGTCGACGAAAGCGAGTTCACGGTGTGGAGCCCGATCCGGGTCTCGCATCGTGCCATCGGTCGGTCGGTCGCGGATACGCTGCTCGACATTCAGAAAATCCGAACCGTCATCACGCGCCGGGCCATGGACTCGCTCAGCCAGTCGCTGACGCCGCGCACGTTCTTCAACAAGCGCATGGCCGACAGCGATCCGACGTTTGTTGATCAGTTGCTAGACCACGATGTGGGATCGGCTATCGGTGTTGACGGCAACCCGAACGAAGCCGTGATGATCCAGACGACGCCCGACGTGACGGCAGCGGCATTCCAGGCCATCGAGTATTGGGATCGCCGTTCCGAGGAAGCCTCTGGCATCAATCGCCATGCGATGGGGATACAGCCGCAGGCGATCACCGACACGAAGGGCGGCATCGAAAACCTGCAATCTGCGGCGAACCAGCGCATCGAACAGGTTGCGCGCCACATCGGCAAAGCGCTGTCGATCGCACTCGGCAAGCTCCTTCGCATCGTCGTGCGCCACCAGCACACGCCGCAGATTTTCAAGGTGTCGGGCAAGCGCATCCAGTGGGATGCGCGCCAGGTGTCGGACGAGATGACGGTCTCGGTCCATGTCGGCATGACGGCGGAGAGCCGTGAGAAACGGCTGGCGTTCCTGGCAAGCATTCTCGGCGCCCAAAAAGAATTGTTGATGCAGATGGGACCGGAAAATCCCGTGGCTGGCCTCAAGCAGGTGCGCCACACGCTTGGCCAGATGGTGAACGTCGGCGGGTACAGGGACGCAACGCCGTTCTTCGCTGAAATCCCGCCCAACTATCAGCCGCCACCGCCCGGGCCCGACCCGAAGATGGCCGAGGCCCAGGGCAAACAGCAGATGGCCCAGGCGGACATGCAGGCCAAGCAGCAACTCGCGCAATTCCAGGCGCAACAGGACGCGCAGATCGCACAGGCAAAGCTCATGGCTGAGAGCCAGCTGAAGCAAGCCGAGTTCCAACGCGACGTGCAGTTGCAGGGCGCGAAGCTGTCGGCCGATCGTGAAAAGAACGGTGCCGAACTCGAACACAAACGCGAGCTGGCGCAAGCCCAGCTTGTCGCCGATGCACAGACCAACGCGCAAAAAGCGGAGTTCGAGCGGCAAATCGCCGAACTCAAGGCGGCGAACGAGATGCGCATCGCGCAGGTCCGCATTCAGGCCGAAACGGAACTCGCACGCGAGCGCATGGCCAACGAGATGGAACTCGCGCGGTGGAAAACAGAGCAAGAGATTGAGTTGAATCGCGCGAAGATCAAAGCCATGGCGGCGTCGGTGGACGATGGGCCGGACGATGGGGGGCCGGACAACAGCGGCGGCGATGGAGGCATAGATACGAGCGGCGATGATCTGCCCGGCGTCCGGTTCGGCGGGAACATCGGCTAATGGCTCATGCGTATGCCGCGCACACGACGCTATCGATGTCGGACGGCGCTTCGTTCGGTGACATCGATTATGCCGCTGTATTTGTCATCAATCGCGCACTTACGCCGACGGAAACCGCGAACATGCGGACGTGGCTTGGCACGCGCGGCGGCCTGACGCTCTGATTTTCACACCACGGTCTCGGGGAACTATCGCCCATGTCTCAAGCGCATCTCTACGGCCTGGATTCTAGCGGCAATTGGGTGCCAATGCGCGTCAACGCGACGGGCGGCGTCACGGGCGGCGGCGATGGAGGGAGCGGCCTTCCTGCCGGACAGCCTCAGGTCGTCGCGCCGTGGTCATACGCTGCAGCGTCCGGTGGAATCACCGACACGTCCGATGTGACGCTGGTGGCAGCGGCTGGTGTCGGCAAGTCCAACTATCTCACGAGCCTCCAGGTCTGCAACACGAGCGGCACCGCAACCGAGGTGGTGATCAAATCGAGTTCCACCGTTCTGTGGCGCTGCAAAATCGGCGCCTCGATGATCCAGCCGACCTCGATTTCGTTCCTGCGTCCTCTCGTGAGTGCCAACAACACCGCACTCACCGCCGCATGCATTACCGGCGCAACGGTCACCTACGTCAATGCTCAGGGCTATCAGGACGCGACCGTTGAATTGCTGAACGCCGGCCTCACCGCAGCCGAGGAGATCGTCGACGCCGCTGGCATCGTCATCACCGACGCCAACTCTGTCGCCATCACCCTAGCCGCTTAAGGATCATCAACCCATGGCCACGATCGCCAACGTCACTGCCACCGGCAACCCAGGGCTTGCGATTGGCCCGAACGGTTCCACCAATCCCGTCCTGCAAGCCGATTGCTCCGTCGCCAGCGCTGCGACTGGCATCAAGGTCATCGGCCGCGCGGCGGCTGCCGGCGCCGATATCATCGTCGCCTCGTCGGGCACGAATGAAAACCTCAAGATCGATGCCAAGGGCTCCGGTACGGTCGCCATCAACACGACCGGCACGGGCGCGATTACGCTCGGCGCGGCGACAGGCGTGACGGGCGCTGCCACGGTGACCAGCACCAGCGCAAGCGCGCTCGCTGTTGGCGCCAATGGCGCAACGAACCCCGTGCTGAAGGTCAACGCCAACACCGCATCCGTTGCCACGGGCCTCCATGTGACCGGCGCTGCAGCGGCTGGCGGCTTGGCACTCGCGGTCATCTCGTCCGGCACGAACGAAAACCTGACCGTCGATGCGAAAGGTTCCGGCACGATCACCGTGGGCGGCACCTCGACGGGTGCGATTGCTCTCAGTCGCGCGACGACCATCACCGGCAACGCCGCTGTCACAGGCACGGCGACGGTCACGAGCACGAGCGCGGCGGCTCTGTCGGTCGGTGCCAACGGCGCCACGAACCCGGTGCTGGTTGCGGACGCGGCGACGGCCTCGGTTGCGACGGGCATCAAGGTCACGGGCGCTGCTGCTGCTGCTGGTGTGGCCCTGGCTGCGATCTCGTCCGGCACCAACGAGAATTTGACGGTCGATGCCAAGGGATCTGGCACCATCACGTTCGGCGGAACGTCCACCGGCAACGTCATATCGACCCGCGCCTTCGTCGCGTCGAGCACGATTGCAGGCGCTAATTCGATCCTGTCGAGCCATGCCACGGCCGGCATCGGTTATGCGACGGGCGCTGGCGGCACCGTCACGCAGGCGACAAGCCGCGCCACTGGTGTGACGCTCAGCAAAACCACGGGCGCGATCACCACGAACACGAGTTCTCTGGCGGCTGCGGCCTCGGCGACGTTTACCGTCACCAATACCGCCGTGGCGATCACCGACACGATCGTTCTATCGATCCGGTCGGGCCAGACGAACAAGGAAACCACGGCGTCCGTCTCCGCAGTGGCAGCCGGTTCCTTCGACATCACCGTTCATAACCAGCACGGGTCGACGGCCGAAACCGGCGCGATCATCATCAACTTCACCGTCATCAAAGGGGTCGCCGCTTAATGATGCGCCCTAAGAAAACGGACGGGTTCGCCGAGGTGGTCAACATGGATCACACCGGCGCGAAGGAAGAGCGGCGCGACGTGATCGCCGATTGGCTGCTCGAGATCCGCGACAGGATCAAAGGTGGCGAACAATTCATGCGCCGCGATGCGCTGCTTGAGGCTGACGAGATGATCAAGTGGCTCCACGAGGGCGACGCCCTTGAGGGATGAAACACAACGGCTCGACCGCGCGTCGCAAGCAGCCATGCGCGGCGAACGGTTCCGGGACTTCATGGCGGACGGCGATGTGGCCGCGTTCTTCGCCGCCTATGAGCGTGATCATATCGAACGGATGCTCAAGGCAGGCCCAGGTGAAGACGACACACGCCGGGATGCAGCCCTCGCCATCAGTGCCATGCGGGAGTTTCGTGCGTTCATCCATGCAGCGATTTTGGCCGGTGCGCGTGCCAGTGAAACCCTACGGAAAGAGAACACCACATGATCGACAACAACGCCCAGGCGGCCGGGTCGGCGGAGCCGCATAACGACGGTTCCCTCGACGCTGCGGTGGCGTCGATGCCCGATTTCGACGATAGCAACCTCGTTCCGTTCGAACGTGCGCGAGATTCCAACGTCGAGCCGCGACGTGCCGACAACGGCCGGTTCACGACCGATCCCGCCGCGCCAAAGCAGACGCCTGTGCAGGTGCCCGATCCGCGCATTGCCGCCGAGGCTCTGGCCGCAGCCGATGCCGCAGCGAAAGCCGCCGAGGAAGCCGACACCAGCACGCCGGCCGACGAGTTCTTCGAGCTTCCGCCCGAGGAAGAGGGCGGGGAACCGCGTCGCATTCCAGCGACCGAGGTCTTCGAGGGCTATCAGAAGGCGCAAGAACTCGCGGCCGAGATCGAGGAGGTGCGCCGTAGCACCGTCCCGCCCCAGGAATACGACCGGCAAATCCTCGAAACCGTCCAGGCGCGCGGTCGCATCATGCAGGAGTTGCAGGCGTACGCTCAGATGCTACAGCCGCAACAGCCCGACCTCGAATTGCTCAACCAGGCATCCCCCCGGTTCAATCCGGACCTGTACTATCAGCAAGTGCAGATGTCGCAACAGTTGAGCCAGCAGTTGGGCGCCGTCCGCCAGCAGATGGCGCATCACCAAGCATCCGCCACACGCGAGCAAGAGGCCCTGTCCCACGCCACAAGGGCACGGGAACAGGGCAAGCTGCGGGATATGTGGCCGGAGGTATTGAGCGATCCGAAAAAGGCGCACGAGGTGCGTGAGAAGGCCGCTCGCTTTTACGGAATCGACGATCAGGTGTTTGCCAGCACCTTGGACGCACGGCTTTACGCCGTGCTCAAGGATGCGCTGGCCTACCGCGACGGAGTGCGCGCCCAGCAGACGGCCGTCAAGGTCGTACGGGCAAAGCAAGTGCCGAAGTTGGTTCGCGCCAGTGCTCGCAATGGCAACACCGCAAAACAGCAGGCCACGTCGTCGGCCATGCAACGTCTATCGCGCTCAGGCTCGTTGGACGATGCAGCCGATGCGATCGGCGGCCTGCTCGGCTAACCCACATCTCAAGGACTAGATATCATGGCTGTTCCTACCGGAGCCGTGCAGACCTTCGCGCAGATCGGCATTCGCGAAGCTCTGTCGGATACCATCACCAACATCGCGCCGACCGAGACGCCGTTCTACAGCACGGTCTGTAAGAAGGGCACGACCAAGAGCCGCAATCCTGAATGGCTCAAGGACGGCTTGCGCGCCCCGTCGCCGACGAACACCGCTGTTGAAGGTGACGACGCCACCGGCAACACGATGTACCAGCCGACTCGCTTGAAGAACTACGTCCAAATCTTCGACGAGACGGTTGTCGTGTCGGATACCGCTCGCGCTGTCGAGACGGCCGGCCGCCAGGACGAGTTGAAGTATCAGGTGGCCAAAACCGCTCAGGCGTTGAAGCGTGACGTTGAAATGCGCCTGTGCGGCAACTACACCGCCGTTGCGGGCAACGCCTCGACGGCGGGTGAATTGGGCGGTGCTGAATCGTGGATTGAGACTAACGTGTCTCGCGGTGCGGGCGGTTCGTCGGGCGGCTGGAGCGGCACGGTGCCTGAAGCGGCAACCGATGGCACGCCGCGCACGTTCACCGAGGCCATGCTAAAATCGGTGATCAAGGACGCGTGGAATGCCGGTGGCGAGCCTAGCGTCGTCATGATGTCCGGTTCCAAGAAACAGACCGCATCGACCTTCGCAGGCATCGCCACGCCGACCAACGAGATCAACGGCCAAAACCGGGTCATGATCTACGGCGCAACGGATGTCTACAAGAGCGATTTCGGCCAGCACAAGTTCGTCGCCAATCGCTTCATGGGCGCTGGCACGGGCCGCTCGGCTGAGAGCAACGGACTCTACGCCGGTCTCTCGGCTCTGGTACTCGACCCGACCAAGTGGCAGGTCAAGTTCTTGCAACCGTGGTCCGTCACGCCGCTGGCACGTACCGGCCACGCCGAAAAGCGCCTGCTCAAGGCCGAGCTGACGCTGTGCTGCCTCGACGAGGCGGCCAACGGCATCGTCGCCGACCTGAGCTAAGACAACGGCGGGAGGGGTTCGGCCTCTCCCGCCTCTTATGAGGCATCATGAAAACCATTCAGATCGATCTGACCTCACGCACCAAAAAAAGTCCGGTGTCCGATGGCATCGGTGGCCAGCATGCCGATGGCGCGGTCGTGGAGTTGCCCGACGAAGTCGCCGACGCGCTGATTGGATTGAAGATCGCATTCCCCGTTGATGGGTCGTCGTTGATTGCCGCCAAGGCCGCCGCGAAAGAGCGCGAGAAAGCCGACAAAATACAGCGCGTCAAGGTCGAGGCGATGCGCCAGATGCAGATTCACGACAGCTTGCCGGCTGAAGTCCGCACCCTGGTGTACGAGCACGGAGACAAAGTGACGGAACAGTATCTCGCGCATGTTCGCGCGGAGTACGAAGCCAGCGCGCGTCCGATCTATCCCATCCAACAGGTCTATCCGGCCGAGCCTGTCCGGCGTCGTGGTCGTCCCCGCAAACATCCGAGGCTCGACGCATGAGCAAGAGATTTTTCGATCATGACCCGTTGACCGGGCAGACCTCGTGGTTTGAGTCGACCGACGACGGGTTTCGCATTCATACCGAGATGGATGCGGAGCCGATCCTAGACCTCAACGCGGCCAAACGCTCGATGGGGCGCGGCTACTACGCCGCCGACAAGGATATGTGGAAGGTCGCGAGCATTCCCAATATCATGTTGATCAAATGGGCGACGGACATGGGCGTGCCCGTGGATCAGGTGTTTTCGGACGAGTTCGCTGAAATCGTTACCAAGAAGTTAAATGACAGTGAGTTTCGGCGGCTCAAAACGGCGGACATCACCATCTAATGGCGACCATCACCGACTACGGCAGCCTCAAAACGGCAATCCAAACGTGGACTGCCCGGACGGATAGCGTGATGGGCAATCAGGTGCCGCTGTTCGTCGAGATGGCTGAACAGCGCCTCTATGACGGATCGGGCAAGCCGGGCGATGACATCTATACGCCTCCGCTGCGGTCGCAGACGATGGAGACAACGGGGACGATCACGCTGACAGAGGGCATTGGCGCGATCCCGACGAACTCTCTTGCCATCCGGCGCATCTATCAGGATGGCGACCTCGACGGGCTGACCTACATCACGCCGGAGCGCTGGTCGGTGTTTTCCGCCGCGAACACCGCCGGCGGTGGCGGCATTTATTACACGGTGGATGATGGCGTGATCAAAGTCACGCCGACTGACAGCACAGATTTGATGATCAGCTATTACCAGTCGTTCGATCCGGTGACGCCCGCCAACCCGACGAGCGCGTTGCTGACGGCGCACTCGACGCTGTACCTGTCCGCGTGCCTGTTCGAGGCATTTTCCTTCATGCAGGAGCCGACGCTTGCCGCTGGTCACATCAGCCGTTTGCGCGCGCAGATCTCCGGCGCCAATCAGACGGCAACCGCCATGCGCCTGCCCACGGCGTTGCGCATGCGCGTGCGGAACCACATTCCATGATTCCATTCGGCCCATATCATCCCGACAAGCAGGGCCTCAACGCCGCGGTGTGCATCCGCGCGACCAATTGCCTGCCGGGCGTCAACGGGTTCCGGCCGCTCAAGGCGCTGGCCGCAGGCACGAACACGCTCGGTCTCGACTATATCACTGACGCGTCCGGCGCGCTCATCACGGATGAGAGCGGGCTTTACATCGATACTGGCACGGCATCGACATCGACATGCCTTGGCGCGGTGACGGTGTACGATAGTTCCGGTGTCGTTTCGACGTTCGCTGGCGATGCAACGAAGCTCTACAAGCTCGATACGGTCTCGCAGTGGGTTGACGTGACGCGGGCATCAGGCGGCGACTACACGACCGGCGCTGGCGAACGGTGGCAGTTTGGGTTTTCGGGCGGCCTCGTGTTGGCGGTGACGATCGGCGACGATGCGCAAAAATACCTACTCGGCTCGTCCACCAAATTTGAGGCGTTGGGCGGCACGCCGCCGCAAGCCCGTTACATCGCGACGGTGGGCGCCTTCACTGTGCTCGGCTGCCTGCTCAATGACGAGCGGTCGATCCATTGGAGCGGCATTGCCAACCCCGAGCATTGGACGCCGGGCACGCAGTCTTGCGACACGCAACAGTTTCAGTCGGGCGGCAGCGTGCGCGGCATCGTCGGCGGTGAGGTCGGCTACGTGTTCCAAGCCGAGACCGTGACCCGCATGACATTCGTGCCGGATTCACAGACTATCTTTCAATTCGATCAAGTGGAAGGCGGGCGCGGTTTGGTGGCGCCCTATAGTCTCGTCCGGCTCGGGGCCGACGCCTACTACCTCGCATCGGACGGGTTTTATCGCTTTTCGCTGGCGGGTGCGGCCTCGACGCCGCTCGGTGTCGGCAAATGGGCGCGGGCGATTTCAGCGGATATCAAGTCGGGGTCGGAGTCCACGATCATCGGCGGCATCGATCCATCTGCGCGCTTCGTCTTGTGGGCTTACAATCGTTCGAGTTCGACGACGGCTGACCTCGACCGCGTGTTGATTTACGACTGGACACTCGACGAAGCCACGACGGCCGATCTCAACGTCGCCGCGCTGGCGCAAATTCTCACGCAAGGCGTCACCCTCGATACGATGGATAGTTTTGGGACCGTGGATGATCTGCCGTTCTCGCTCGACTCGCCGGCATGGACCGGCGGTGCTTCTCTGTTGGGCCTGTTTGGTGACGATGCACGCATGTCGTTCTTTTCCGGATCGAACATGGAGGCGACCATTGAGACGGCGGACGGTGGGCGGCCCGCGCGCACCTTGATCAAGGGCACGCGCCCGCACATCGACACGACGGCGGTTCGGGTGGCCATCGCGGCGCGTGAGACCGAGGGCGGCACGGTCACCTATGCGGCGGACGAGGGCATGGAAGACACGGGCGTCGTGTCGGCCTGGTGCTCTGGCTTCGTGGCCCGCGCACGCATGGTGGTCCCGGAAGCTGCGGCATGGACCAAGGTCACGGGTATGGAAACCGTGCTCGGCTCGGCGGGCAACCGATGAGAGACCTTCCGCCAGCCGGATCGAGCTTGCGTGAAGTGATCACGGCCATTCGCGAGTTGACGCGCGGCCGATCGAACGCGGTGACGCAAATCACACTCACAGCCAACGTCACGACGACGACGTTCACGACCTCGAACGCGAACGAGAATGCGGAAGTGTTCTTAACGCCGCGCACCGCCAATGCAGCCGCCGCTCTTTCCACAACATACGCCACGATTTCGCGAATCGCAGGCGTCAATACGGTGACCATCACCCATGCAAACACAGCCACAACCGATCGCACATTCGGCGTCGGCATTTTCGGCGGCTGAGTCGATCCCATGTCAGTTGCAACAAATCCCGGCGCGCGTCGTCGGGGAGGTGGTGCCGCTCGTGTTGCCGCTGCTCGAAGCAATCGTGGCGCGCTCCGATGGCCGTTACTCGGTCCCTGGAATGTTGGAGCAATTTGCGCGCGAAAACTGGCAACTGTGGATCGTATGGGACGGTAGCGTGCGCGCCATCGTGGCCACGGAACTCTATTTCGACGTGTCAAAGATGAAATGCTGCACCATCCGGTTCGCGACCGGGCGCGGTGCTGCGGGATGGTCGCCGTTGATATCGCAGATCGAGGATTGGGCGCGCGACGAGGGATGCGTTAAAATCGACATGACGGCCCGCAAGGGCTGGGCGCGGCACCTTCCAGCCTACAAACTTTCTCACGTCTTCCTCGAAAAGGGGCTTTGATATGCCGGGCTCACGCAGCACGCAAACCACGCAACAAACGCGATCGACGAGCGCGGAAGATACACCGCTGCTCAATCAAATTCGTGATCAAACGTCCAACCTGATCAGCGATCCGAACAATTTTACGCAACAGTTTTCGGACGCGACGCAGCAGGCCGGGCAAACCTTCGCGCAGATGGGCCAATCGCCCGGCATGCAGGGCAACGTGCTGCCGGGCCTCATGAGCACAGCCCAACAGGGTTATGGCACGGGGGCCAGCACGTTGCAGCAGGCGGCTTCGGGCGGCTTCATGGGCGGCAATGACGCGAACCTCAAGCAATCGCTCGGGTATGCCTCGGAAGACGCGATCAACTCGCTCAAGGGGCAGTTCGCGGCTCAGGGCCGCGACCTCGGGTCGGCGTCGTTCGGTGCGGGCCTCGGCCGCTCGCTTGGCAAGGTTTATTCCGACGCCACGACACAGCAGTACAACACCGATCAAGCGCAGCGAATGGCGGCGGCGGGCCAGCTAAACAACAGTGGGCAGATGGCGGCCGGCTTTGCTCAACAGGGCGACAACGCCGAAGCCCAGCGGGCCGGTTATGGCCTGATGGGCGGCCAAATCCAGGACCAGCAGCTCAACGCGGGCCGACAGGGCGCGATCGCCGCAAACCAATACGGCGCGCAGATCGCAACCCCGATCGCAGGACTTAGCGGCTCGACGAATGGCACGCAAACGCAACAGCAGGCGGCCAACCCACTGGGAATGGCGATGGGTGCTGCCGGGATGATGTTCGGGGGCGGTTCCAACTCGATGATGTCTGGCATTCGCGGCTTTTTTAATCAATAAGGATCGGTCAGATGTACGGAAACAACTCAGGATGGGGCAACCTGCGGCAGCAGATGCCGCAACGACCTGGCATGCAGCCGATGGAGGCCAACGGATTTGCCCCGGCACCGCAAGGGATGCCGCAGGGCTTGCCACAGCCGCCCCAGGGTATGGGGCCGCCTCCTGGCATGAACCTTCCGCCACCGCCTCAGATGGGTGGCGGTATGCCTCAAGGCGGGGGAGGGATGGGGCAAGGCGGGATGCCCCCCATGCCTCAAATGCCTCAAGCCGGGAACCTGATGGGGGCGCCCGCTCAGATGCCGCAGATGGGCGGCCCAGGCGGCGGCCCACGGCAACCGACGGCCGGTGGCGGCGGGTTGCTGCCGCAGATGACCGGCCCAACCGGCGCTCAGGGCGGGTTGCTGCCGCAAGGCATGCCACCGGCACCGCAGGGCATGGGGCCACCTCCCGGTGGACCTGGATTGCCGCAGGGCATGGCGATGCCGGCAGGCATGCCGTCCGACCCGTATAGCAAGGGCGGCGGTGCGCCGGCCGCGCCGGGGGCTATGCCGCAGATGCCGCCGGGCTTTGATCCCCGTCAGCGGATGCAGCGCTGATGTGGGGCACGCGACCTCTGACCGAGCGTTACAACAATCCGGGCGCGCTGGAATACCAGTCGTGGATGGAAAAATATGGCGCTCGTCTAGGTCCGAATGGCCGATACGCCGCATTCGACAGTCCCGATGCGGGCTATGGTGTCATGTCGAAGGTGCTCGATACCTACCAGAACAAGCACGGCCTCAACACCGTGGCGGGCATCGTCAACCGATGGGCACCTTCGAGCGTTGATAACAATTCGACGGGCACCTATACGCAGAAAGTCGCCGCCGCTCTTGGCGTCGACCCGAATGCACCTCTCTCCCCGGAACAGCGGCCAGCCCTGATGCGGGCGATGGCCAGCTATGAATCCGGGCGTGAGGCACCATCGCCGAATGGCCTTTCCCCGGCATCGAACGGACAACAGCCCATGCGCAACCCCTGGCTTGGCTTGAATTGGCCGACTGACGGCAATGCCCAGGCAGGCGACCTCAACCCCGGCATGACGCCGGGGTCGCTGTTGGCGGCTCGGCTGGGCGCGGCTGGGATGTTTGATCAGGTCTTGCCGGAAGGGATGAGCGGTGGGCATGCCAGCGGCGGGCAAGCGATGCCATCCAGTGCCGAAATGAGTCGGGCTGTCGCGGGAAATGTTTCACGTGAAACGTCATCCGAAGGCAAACCGAGCTTGCTCGATACGATCCTGGAACGGGCGCAGTCGCCCGCATTCCAGGGCGGGATGATGATGTTCCTTGACGCGGCCCGTGGCGGTTCGGGCATCGATGGCTACCGGGCTGGTGTATCCGGTGGTGCATCTATGCAAGAGACCATGATGAAAGACATGGCGCTCAAGCAGAAGGCTGCTCAGGAAAAAGCATTGACGGCGCTATTGAATGATCCGGTGGCGCTCAAAGATGCCCCGAAGGGTTTGGTTGCGCTTGCCCAGGCGACCAAGAACCCCGCGTTGCTCGGCGAGTATCTTGCCCGCGATCCGTTGGACCGCCAGCACAAGGCGCTCCAAAATGAAACGCTGCAGCGAAACCTCAATGCGCCGCCGCCAGACGGATCGAAGCTGATCGAGGTCAATGGTTCAATCGTGCGCGTTCCTGCACAAGGACAAGGACCGGCAACGACGGTCTACGGTTCCGATCCGACGACGCAGCGGCGACAGCAGTTGGTCGCTGCCAAGATGGACCCGGAAACCGCGACGAGCAAAATCTTCATCGCAACCGGCAAGATGCCGCGTGAGGATCAGCAACCGCTGACGGCCCACGACAAGAAGGCCATTATCGAAGCCGACGACAAAGTGATGGCCTCGCAAAACGTCCTCAGCCTTCTGGACGAAGCCATGCGGCTGAACCCGAAGGCGCACACGGGCTTTCTGGCGGGAACGCGGGCCATGCTCGGCAACAATCTGCCGGATTGGCTGGTGCCGGATGCCATCGCCAGCCCGGAAAGTGCGGCGGCGACGACCAACTTCGAAAACATCTCGATTGCCGGGGCGCTGTCGCAGCTGCGGACCACCTTCGGCGCGGCGCCGACCGAGGGCGAACGCAAAATCTTGCTCGAGCTGCAAGGGGCGATCAATCAGCCGGTCAAGGTGCGCGAGGATATCCTGCGCCGCGCCTATGTCTTGGCCGAAAAGCGCATGAAAGAACAGCAGGGCATTGCGGACGGGCTACGCGGCGGCACGTTTTACAAGCAGGGCGGCGGAGTGAAGCCGCCAACAGCGACGGGTCCGGCAGCCACATCCGCGCCAGCGCCGGCTGCGGTCTTGTCAGAAGCGCGCGCCGCGATTCAACGTGGTGCGCCACGCGAGGCCGTGTTGCAGCGTCTGCGCGACAACGGCATTGATCCGGCGGGGCTTTGATCATGGGCATGTTCGATGATCTCGTGCCGGCTTCGACATCGCCCGCCGCTGGTTCGGGCGGACGTCCGGTCGGTGTTGTGTCCTTCTCCGATCTGATCCCGCCCCAGATCGACTTCGATCGGGATATCGGGGCCGTGCGGGCTGATATCGCCAAACTCAGCGGCCCGGCGCGAGACGCCGCGCTGAAGGCCTGGGGTGAGTCCTACGTCAAGAAAGAGAAGGCCAGCACGGCGGGCACGGTTCTCGGCGCCGTCGATGACACGGCGCGGACGTTGGCGCGCGGCACGTTCGTCGGCCCATGGCTCGACGAGATCACAGCCAAGACGCAGGGTGCGCTGTACGGTGCGACGGGCGGTGCCTTGGGAGCGCCGGAAGACGAGACCCTTGCGTATCAGCGCGCGCGGGACAGCTACGTCGACACGAACTCTCCCGTACTGAGCACGGTGGGCCAATTGGCCGGTGGTGTTGCCGGTGGTGCCGCTGCGCTCAAAGGCGGTGGCACGCTGCTCCAGCAAGGCGCGAAGCTCGCGACGGGTGGACCTTTGGCCGCCTGGACGCCAGCCGCATCGTTGGCCGGACGCACGGGCCAGGGCGCCGTGATTGGCAGCATGTATGGTGCGAATGCCGGCCTTGGCAATGCCGATGGTGATTTGGGAGAACGATGGGACAAGGGCGGTTCCACGGGAATGGCGGCCGGTGCCGTTCTCGGTGGCGTTCTGCCGTCTGCAATCCAGGCGGGCGGCAAGGCGTGGAACGCTGCGAACGACGCTCTCAGTCCGCAACTGGCGCGCATTGGCGGCCATGCTCATGACTTTATGGAAAAGATCGCCCTCCGGGCCGGGCCTCCTCCAAATAGCCCTGTCGTTTCTGCGGGTGCGGATGCCGCAGCCGAGCAGGTGATTGCCAATCAGCTCGCACGCGCGAACGTCACGGCGGCGCAGTTGCGCCAGCGCATGATGGATGCCGACGAAGCGGCCTTGATGGGCACCGGGAGCCGCGCGCAACAAATGCTTGCGCCCGTCGACATGGACCCATCGTTGCAGCGCTTGGCGGGCTCGGTCATGCGCGAGCAGCCCGAAGCGGCGAACCTGGGCGCGGCGTTCCAGTATGCTCGCCAGACGGGGCAGCCTTCGGGCCTGCCGTTGCCGGCGAGTGCGAATCTCCCCGTGCGCGCCCCCCTTGCCAAACCGCAGCCCGGCGATAAGCCCATGGGCCAATTCGAGCGCACCAGGGATGCTCTGCGCCGCGCTTTGCAGATCACCGATGACGAGTTCCATGGGTTCGGCCGGACGGCCTATGCCACCGAGAACATGCTGATCAATCGGGCACGGACAGAGGCGAACAAACTCTACGGCAAAGCCTATCAAGAGGCGGCTGGCGTGGACATTCGCCCGGTCATTCAGCCTGTGATGGAAAGATGGGCCGCCGAAGCGGCCGAACAGCCGGAAGCGGTCTCGCGCGCGATTCGAAACATGTTGCGCCAGTTCACGACGAGGCAAGGTCCAGTTGCTGACTTGCAGCGCTTTCAGAAGTCGAAAGAGTTCGCGGACGGCCTCATTAAGAAATGGTTCGAGAGCCCGGACAGCCGTAACAAATACGTCGGCGGGTTGCTGACGAAGATCAAGAACGAACTTCTCGAAGCCGTCGATACGACGCCGAAGGCGGGACCGTCCTACAAGGCCGCTCGCGAGACGTTCGCAGACGAGATGAAGCTGCGAGACGCCCTCAAGACGGGCCGCGATGTGTTCCGGGATAATTCCGAGATCGTGGTGGATCAATATCGCAATCTGGCGACGGAAGGCGAGCGGAGGATGTTCCGCATCGGCCTGCTCGACAGCTACGCGCAGCAGATGAGCCGCAAAGGCCGATCGGCAGACGTGACGCAGTTGTTCGCCAGCCCGCGCGTGCAGGAGATCCTCAGCGAGATCATCCCGCGTTCGGCGTCTCCAGGCGGCAAGTTCGCGGATCGACCAGAACGGTTCGGGCAGTTCATCGCCAACGAAAAGCGCATGATCGAAACCCGCAATCAGACGATGGGAAATTCAAAGACAGCAGAACGTCTCGCCGATGACCAAGCCCTCGACAACATGCAGGGTATGGTACAGGCCGCTAGGCAGTCCCTGCAAAACCCATCTGCGTCTGGCATGCTGATGAAGGGCCTTGATCTGATCTTGCAGAAAACGTTCGGGTTCAGGGCGGACACGGCTGCTGCCGTCGCACAAAAGCTCTACACGGCCAACCCGCGCGAACAAGCCCTGCTGTGGGCAGCGTTGGAGCGTCGTCTTGGCCCGAACAGGTCGGAGCATCTCGGCCGACTGATGCGCGAGTACCATGCAGCAGTTCAGCAGTCGGCCACCAGTGCCACGGGCGCGGGTAGCGGTTCAGCCAATAACCAGGGAACCCCCTGACATGGACTACACCACAGCCGACCTGATCGCGCGCCTTCCCGAAGGCCAAGGCTTGAGCGAGCGCGAGCGGCGTCGGCTCATGAAAAAAGAGCAAGCGGGCCTCGGCCTTCTCGATACCGAAACCCGCATGCTCGAAAACGACGTGGAGCGGCGTCGGGCGGTAGCGGGGCCGATCGGCGGCCTGTTGGCCGAACTGTCCGGCGTGCCATCGATCGGGCGCGGCCTCGACAACGTGCAACGCGGCATGGAAGACGGCGACGTGATGCGCGGCCTCGGCGGTGCGGGTCAGATCGCCATGGGCGCGATGCCAATGGCGGGCATGACGAACCGTGGAGCCGCGGCCTTGGCCTCGATGTATAGCACGGCGCCACGCGCGGGCCTCTCGGGCGCAGCGATGACGCTGCCGATGGCCTATACCGAGAGCGCCGAAGCGGCCAAGGCCAAGCAGGCGGCACAAGCGCCACAACAGGTCCAGGCCGAGGCGAACCCCGATCCTCTGACCGAACTCGTCAAGGGTAATCCGACCCTGGAGGCCCGGCACCGATTGCTGCTGCAGAAGGAAGCCGACGCCAAGGCATCAATCCCCGGCGTCAACCGCGCCTCGTCTGACGCTGTTCGGCAGAAAGCCTCGGAAGAGGCTGCTGCGATCCGCTCGGAATTGCTCAGTGCGATCGATCGGGCCAGCGCCGCCAAGCGCGAGGCCGACACGACCGAGGCCAACAAGAACAAGTCCGTTCGCGAAATCTATTCGGAATATATGCCTTATGTGGCGGCGGCTCCTGTCATTCTCGGCGGTGCCGGCGGTGCCGTGATCAAGGGCATGTATAACAAGGCGTTTAACGCTCGCACCGGCAATGTCTCCGAGAGCTGGAAAAACGCCATTGCCGGCGGCGACAAGGCGGGCGCTCTGGCCGCACAAGCCGAGATGGCCGCACTCAAGGCCAAGGGCGCCGGGGGCACCTTGCCCGCGATCGCGTTCGGGGCTGGCGTGGGTGCTGAGTCGTCGCTATTGCCCGACGAACTCGACATGGTGCGCGCGCAGCCTGGGAGCCCCTTGGCCAAGGACGTTTGGAACCGGCTGACGGATGCGTCCGGCATGGCCAAGCGGATCGGGCTTGGTGCACTCTCGGGCGCCGCGCCGGCCGGGGCATCGGGTGAATTGACCGGGGCCATCATGAGCCGGCGGCCCGCGAAGACGTATGGACCGGAAACGGCGTCGCTCAATGCCAAGTACACGCCAGTCGGGCTTGACGATCTCAACGCCCTGGGAAAATACCAACAGACGGAGGCCAAGAACCTCGGGCTTCTCGCTACCGTGCGAGAAGACGCTCAAGGGCTGCTCGCTGCTGCTCAGCGTAGAAATCAGCAAGACGCTGAGACTGCTCGGCTCGTCGGCGCATCTCGACAGCTAGACGCTGGCGGACTTCCACCGGCTGGCACATCTGCTGATCTAATGGCAGGTCCATCAGGCCAGCAAGGTCTAGTTCCATCACAACCGCGTCTTGCGCCCGCTCGCGGATCGACTGGAAATCCAGCATTGCCTGCTCCCGTGAAAGACCCGCGCGGCTGGGCGAATATGTGGTCGGAACCAGCGCGCGAAACTGTCCGTCAGTATATCAAATCGAACCCGAATGCGCCACTGGCGTCGCTGACCGCGCCGGAATTGCTTGCGGGGATTCGCTCGCGACTTCCCGAGGGGTCGCCGATGCCGGCCGAGTCCACCGTGCGGGGATATTTGAAAGCCCTGCGTGAGAAAACTGGCGACAAGCCCAACGCGGGCACGGTCAAGAAAACCTTTGCATCGGACCCGACGCGATCCCTGTTCGCCATCCCCGCCATCGGCGCCGGCCTCGGTATGTTGAGCGGGGATGAACGATGATGGAACCGCGTCGTCGTCTCGGATTGCTCGATTTCTACGGCAGCGAATATTTGTCCCCGGTCGGGCAGGACAGCGCCGACGTGACATCGACCGATCCGCGTCTGTACCAGACGCAGCCGCAGTTTCAGCGTTGGCAGCCGGACGCGCTGTCCTCGGGCGAACGTGCGCGGGCCGGTGTGTTCGGTAAGGCCCTCGGACTGCTCGGTCTCGATGCCGATGGCGCGCGAGCGCAAACGTCATGGACGGACGCCGCCAAGCACACGGCTGGCAACATCATCAACCTCCCCCAGGACGTGGGCAACCAGCTGCTCAATCTGCAGAACTATCAGCCGGTCATGAGTGGGCAGGATCGTGGCACTGCGGCCCGGCAGGCTGTCGAGACGTTTGGCCTCGCGGGCTTGGCCCCATTGGGCGGCGTGGCGGCCGGACGGCTTGGACGGGCTGCGGGATTGCAGGACGGCGCTGGCCCGCGTCCAGGCGTTACCCGGATGGACGGGTCGGCGCTATACGCCAACAGCGACAACGCGGCAGTCCCTGGACTTCTCATGGACGAAGCGTCACGGATGCCTGAGAGAGGAACGCCGACAGTAGCGGGTCATCCTTCAGGTTCTCTCGCGCCCAATCTGCCGCCCGCTGTCCTGAAGGAAGCCGGTCAGCAGGGCCATATGCCATCCGATTTTGCACCAGGACCGGCAACCCGTAGCTCGATGCCGCATGGTCAGTTGTCAGATACATCATCGCCTCCAGCATTGCCTAATGATACCGCAGCTCGCATGGGCCGAGCAAATCAACTTGGGTTTGACGTTGACCACACTTGGTATCATGTCACGGACAAGGATTTTCTAGCGTTCAAAAATAAAGGCGTCGAACGCAATACTGACCCGGATGCAGCGCATCTGGCGCGGTTAGGAACGTGGGTATCAAATAGACCGGATCGCGTTCATGCAAGCGCGGGAGGCGATCGGACCATGCCGCTTCTTGTTCGGCACGGTGATTACGTAGGGGCACGGGCTGAAGATCTGTATAACGCGGGAACACTTCGCAACCTGTTTGATATGGCTAGAGAGCGCGGGTTCAAGGCGAGCTTACAGAAAAAGGGCTATAAGGGCGTCCGCATCCGAGATGAAGAATTTTCTGGTCTTGGCCCCGCAGACCTCAACGCGGAAGTAAACCGCGCTGCGGATGCATATAACGCGGCAGTGAAGCCGATCAACAGAGGCAACGCGACCCCAGACGAATTACAGACGTTTAGAGATGCGCAGGCCGCGCTTAATGAAGTGTCGGAACGGTTGAGCGATGCACGATTGCGCGAACGGGTAACGAGCGCCGTCATATTCGACCCCAAGGATATCCGCTCCAAGTTCGCCGCCTTTGACCCCGCCAAATCTGACAGTGCGAACCTTCTTGCTGCCAACTCCAAGGAAGCCGCTGTCCCTGGGATAACGGCATCAGGCAATCAGCCAGACCCTTATCAGTATGCGTTGCAGATGCAGGCCCGCCGTAAGGCCCTGGGCTTGCCCAACTGATCAACGCATGAGGCACTTGTGAGCGCGCCAACGCTTCTCCGCATGGCGTTCGACTCCGGCTGGTCGCACGGCGACCCAGGAGACGGACGCTTACGCTTCGACAATCCCCGCATCGCCAAGGCCGGACATCTCTGCATTAATGCCAGAGACGCACAGGAGGCTGTGCTCGACGAGCTGGTGCCGACGTGGCGCATCGGCGATGTGATCGTGGTTGAGCGCCCTGGCGGCGAGCGTAACCGCGTCGTGGTCTGGATCATCGGCCCTATCGTTCACATGGGCTCGTTCTATCGCGTGCCGATCATCGTTCGGACGGTGCACGGCGCGTTCGCCGCCCATGACGAGTTGATCCTCCACCATCACCGCAACGTCACTGAAACCGACGACCCGTCACCAGTTGCGGTGCCATCCCTACCGCTCCCTACCGCTCCCGTACCGCTCCCGCTACCAGCGCCCGAGCTACCGCCAATAGCGCTAATAGCGGAGCCCGAAGTGGCGCCGTTCGCGTCCGGCCGGTCTTTGCCGGTATCGCCGCTTTTGCCGGTTGCGCCCGCCAATGCCCATGACGCGAACGGCGCCAGTAGCGCTGCTGGCGATGGCGCTCCGTCCGAACTGGCCGCCCTACGCGCCGACAACGCCGCCCTGCATGACATTCTGGCGGGCCTGCTCACTGACACGACAGAACTCTACGCCGTCGAGGGAACTCCATGACAGACAGCATTTATGCATGGTCGCAGACGGCCGACGACAACGGCACGGCCGATGCCACGATCAACTTTGCCGAGTTCCAGCTCCCGGCGACGCTCAATAATTCGAACCGCGCATTGATGGCGCGGATCGCGGCACTGATCTCCGACATGGCCCCGAAACGGACCTCGACCGGATCGGCCAATAACTATGCGGTGACCTCGGATGCGGCCGGCGCAACGCCGGTCGATGGCGAGCAGATCACGTTCATCCCTCATGCGAGCAACACGTCGGGTTGCACGCTCAATGTCGATGGACGCGGCGCAACGGGCTGGCGTCCCGCTCCATCAACTGAATTCGTGGCTGACAACATCCTCGCGGGCGTTCCGGTCACGGCTTACTACCGGGCATCATCGAACGAATGGCTGTCCCCTGGAACGGGTTACTATGTCTCGCAAATGGCGTCCGGCGTCGCTCTGCAATCGATCACCGCGCGCCTTCCGCAAATCGGCGATATGGTCGTATCCTACTCGGCGACGCCTGCGGCGGGGCGCATCCGATTGACGGAAACCGTTCAATCTATCTTGAAATCCGCATACCCGGAATTGAGCGCGCATCTGTCGAGTCTCGGGTATCCCTTCGGCTCGTCGGCCACGCATTTCAGCCTGCCGGCGGCGGCAGGGTATTTCCTGCGAATTGCCGCTTCGAACTCGACCATCGACACGGGCGGCCCGCGTCTGGCCGGATCGACGCAGAACCAGCAGGTGCTAGCGCACACGCACACCGTCACGGTGTCGGGCACGACGAGCGCAGATGGCGCCCACTCTCATACCGTGTTGTCGATTGCCGATACTCAGGTCGGATCGGATGGCAACGGGGCTCAGGCATACCAGACGACCCGCTCGACATCGACTGAGGGCACGCACGCCCACAACGTCACATCGACCGGAACGACGGCGGCCACGGGCGATATCGAACAGCGCGTCAAAAATGTTGCGTTCCATCTCGATGTCATCGCCTCGTTCTCCCTGTCGGCGGCTCAATTGGCGGTGTTCGGTTTCCCATTTCAGTGGGACACGGGAACGACGGCGGCCGACCCCGGAGCTGGTCGCGTGCGCACCAACAACGCGACGATTGCCAGCAGTACGGCGATGTATATTTCGACAACGGACGGCTGGGGTGTCGATATTTCCGGCATCTTCGCGGCGTTCGGGTCGGGCAATATCCTGACGTTCTCCAAAGTCGGGGCTCAGGCGACACGCATCGTGTTTCGCCTGACATCGACGCCAGTGGCCGGAAGCGGGTACTATACATTGGCTGGCACTGTCGTGTCCTCGAACGGGACGTTCACGGCAAACGATCAATTTGCGTTCGAGTATTCGTCGGGTTCACAAGGCCCGACCGGGGACGCTGGTAGCGACGGCGGCATTCGCTGGTCTTATTCTGCGTCCACCGCGATGGCCGATCCTGGTACGGGGTTCCTGCGGCTCAACAGCGGCACGATGTCGAGCGTCACGGGAATGGCCATCGCGAACACGACGGCGGAAAACGGCAACCCCGACGTGACAGACTATATTCTGTCGTGGGACGATAGCACGAGCACCAGCGCCCGTGGCACGCTCACCTTGCGCAGCGAGGCAAACGTCGGGACGTTCGCAATCTACCAAATCACCAGCGCTGTGACGGATCATAGCGGTTGGAACGAGATGTCTCTGGCATATGTCGATCATGCGGGGAGCTTTGCCGCAGACGAAACACTGTCCGTGGGCTTCTCGCGCACGGGCGACAAGGGGGCGGACGGGGCGGGTTCCGGAACGGTCACGTCGATCACGGCCGGGCCAGGACTATCGAGCACGGGGGCTGGAAGCACGGGGGGCGCGATCACGGCGTCCGGCACGCTCACTGCCGTATCAGCCGTCAACGTCGATAGCTCGTCCGGCTACACTTATCTCGCGGCCGACCACGGAAAACTCGTGGTTCGCACATATGCCGGCGTCATGAGCGACACCCTCCCATCGGTCACAGGATCGTTCGACGATGGGTATTATGTCGATATCTACAACGCCGGGACGGGCATCGTCATCCTCACGGCGGCGTCGACGATCAATGGCCTGAGCACCTACGTCCTCAACCCTGCGGCGTCGGTGCGTGTCGTTTCGGACGGCACGACCTATCGCGCGATAGCGGGCTCTGGCGGCATCAATACGCAGCCCCAGGGCCGTTTAACGCTCACGTCGGCAACGGCGATCATGTCGGCGACGGTCTCAGGAGCGACGACGGTCTACTACACGCCGGCCAGTGGCCGCTATGTGCCACTCTATGACGGTGCGAACATCATCACCGTCGATATCGGCGGGGAACTCTCTCAGGCGACCACGGACGCCACCAAGAGCCCGGCCGCGTGCACCACGAACTCGAATTACGATGTGTTCGTGTGGCAGGATGGAACCTCGTTCCGAGCAACACGCGGCCCGGCGTGGTCAACCTCGACCTCGCGCGGAACGGGCGCAGGTACGACCGAACTCGCGGCGGTCAAGGGCCTGCTCGTCAACGCCAACGCCATCACGAATGGCCCGGCCGCCAATCGAGGCACTTACGTTGGCACGATCCACACGAACGCATCATCAACCGTCGATATGAAGTTTGGATCATCGGCAGCTGGCGGCGGCAACATTTTGTTCGGCGTCTGGAATGCCTACAATCAGACGATCTATCGCACGACGGGCTATGACTCGACGGCATCGTGGACCTATGCCGGTGGAGCGGTGCGGAACTCGAACAATTCGGCAAGCAACTCCGCCGCATTCATCAAGGGGCTGGGCGGCTCGGCGCCACAGTTCCAATTCTTGCAGCGCGTGCAATCGCCAGGCGCGGGCTTCGCGTTGATCTTTATTTATCTCGATGGGTCTGGTGCGGCGTCTGCGCGATCCGGCGCCCTCGCTGGCGTTGATGGCTTCGCTAACGCTGTTTACAATGACGACCCCGGCATCGGCTGGCACACCCTGCAATGCTGCGAGAATTGTTCCGCGTCGTCGAATTTCATCGCAGGAGGCACGGGCGCCGACATGCAATTCTCCCTCACATATTTGGGCTGACGGCCATGAGCTTTTTCGGTGCTTCGAAAGACGATCCGTTCCGCGTCGGTGAAGTGATCTATGCCGGCAGCATTTGGGGAAACAACCGGGGCTATTCCGACGTTTCGGCCAAAACTGTGCGCAATACGCCGATCGACACCAGCGTTCGCAATCTCGTCTTGATCGTTGCGGGGCAATCCAATCGTACCAGCGTCGCGCCATCGGCTTACACGCCATCCAACCCGTCACAGATCGACAACCTCAATATCTATGACGGTCAAATGTATGTCGCGGCCGATCCGATGCTCGGGTGTTCGTACATCGATGGCGGATTTGGCACGCCCGTCATCGGCTGCGTAGCGCTCCGCGTCGCGGACCTGTTCATCACGAATGGCCAGTTCGACCGCGTGATAATCGTCCCGATCGCGGTCGCGGCGACCACGATTGCAAATTGGGATACGGGCGGGGCACTCGAAAACCGCATCGGCGCGGCCGTCCAACGCTGCATCGCGCGCGGCATCGTGCCGGGCATGACGAATGTGACCTTTGCCATCGAATGGGGCCAGGGCGAGGGTGATTACGCGACCTCTCAAATCGTCTATGCGGCGGCTCTCAACCGGGTGATTGCGAACTCGGTCGCGGCCGGGTTCGTGGGGCGGTGGTTCGTCGCCCTGGAAAGCTACGCCAACGGGGCGGCCTTCGCGCAGATCGTCGCGGCTCAAGCATCGGTCACCGATAATGTCACGGTGTTCCAGTCCGCCGACGCCGACTCGCTCATCGGCGCCAATCGTGCCGTCTATGGCGGTGACGATACGCATTTCAGTGATGTTGGCAACGCTGCCCTGGCGACCCTGATTTATAACGCGATGCACGCCAGCGGCAGCCCCTACTAGAGGATTGAGATCAATGCTGGCTTTGCACGAGGCGGTGGCGCGGGTCGCGCCGATCGTGGGTATAACGGTTGGGGACAAGAACAACCGGGCGACGTGGGTCGTACAGTTCACGGACGCGGCAACGCCAGATCAGATCGCCGCGGCATCGCGCGTGATCGCCGAGTTCGACATAAACGCAACGGCCGAGATGCAACGGGCGGGGCAAATTGAGGCCATGAGCCGGCGTGTGGTGAGTTGACCCGTTCGGCCGGGACGGGGTACTAGGATTTTGTGCGTTGCGTCCTGCGTCATCCCCAGGAGCCAACGGCATGAAATTCGAAGACCTCCAGCCCGACTATGAAGCACTGTGGGCCTCGATGGAACTCAAGCCATCGATGGCCAAGGGCGTCGACTACGGCGCTGCCAAGGTGCTGGCCGGCCGCGCCCGCTATGAGGTCGTGGCCGAGAAGACCGGTGTTCCATGGTTCGTGATCGGGCTCATGCACCTGATGGAATCGGGCTGCGATTTTTCCAAGCACCTGCACAACGGCGACCCTCTCACCAGCCGCACCGTCAACGTGCCCAAGGGCCGGCCCAAGAGCAAGGGGCCGTGGACTTGGGAGGAATCCGCGATTGATGCCATCGTTTACGACAAGCTCGACGAGGTGAGCGACTGGAGCTTGCCGCGCGTCGCCTATTGCATGGAGAGCTTCAACGGCTGGGGATATCGTAAATACCATCCCGAGGTTGCCAATCCCTACTTGTGGAGCGGCTGCACTCACTATGCGCGGGGCAAATACGTCGAAGACCCTCCGGGGAGCAAGACACGATGGGTGCCCGACCTCGAAAGCAAGCAAATAGGCTCGATGCCGGTACTGCGGAAATTGTGCCAACTGGTGCCCGAAATCGGCTACGGGTCGTTGCCGGCCCTGAAACCGGAGCCGCCCGCTCCGATCACGCCGGACACCTACCGGAAAGCCGAGCCGGCGCCCGTCTCGACCGCCGCTCGATCTTCGACGACGATTTTCGCGGGGCTCATTGCGTTATTGGGTAGCTGTGTGCAGTACCTCGAACAGGCCGTGGCCGTGGGCATGGATTCGATTGCCGAACTCACGAAACTCGAACCGCTCAAAGCGCTAGGGCCGAACGCCAAGGGCATCGGCATGGGGCTGACTGTGGCCGCTGTGATGCTCGTGATCGGGAGGCGTCTACAAGCCGCGAAAACGGGAAAGGTCGGGTAGGCCGGGCGCTACTCCGGCACGGGCTCTCGCTTAATGACAGGGATCTATTACCGATAGCGGTGAGTTCCCAACGTTTCAGCGGGTCGTCACTCCGCCCCCACTGTGTCGACATCAGTGCGTGGCTTACACGCTTCTACCCGCAGGAAAGCTAGCAGATGCTCGGGTTGATTTCAGCCTTTTTCTCGCGGAACGCCATCGCGGTCGCGGCCCTTGCCGGGCTGGTGACATGGGCGTCCATCGGCATCAAGAAACACGACCGTCAAGTCGCGCGTGTGGCGGTTCAAGAGGTACAGGAAAACGCACGTGCGACCGTTCGGAAGGCCAAGACTGCTCAGCGTCGTGTTGATCCCGATGGGGCTCGCGGCGTGCTCGGGTCAAAATACTGCATCGATTGCGGTCGGTGATCCCGTGGAAATCTGCGACACATGGCGACAGATAAACACGCGCAAGGGTGATGTTCTGAGTGCGGAAACGGCCCGCGCCGTGGTAGAAAATAACGTCGGCCGCGAAGCGCTCGGGTGCCCCTATGAGGCACCTCCGAAGCGCCCGCAGCGCGTTGCCCAAGGAAAGCCGACATGAGCAGCGCCAATGCCCGACCAATTCCAGCACGGGCTGATGCTCGGCGAAGTCCTGGCTATCTCGAAGCACACGGCAGCGACCGTGGCGGTTATCGAGGCGCGCCAATCGTCGATCATCCAGCGTATCGACCGCCTAGAGCAAGTCCCGCCGGTCATCCCGCCCACGCCTATCAGCAAGGTTTTGTTAGCAGCCTCGGCGGCTATCGTGGGCCTGCTGGCGAACATCAAAGCGGAGTCCGTCGGCGAGGCCGCCGCAGCGTTAATTCGGGGGCTCTCGCACTAAAGCGCCAGTTCATCCGCTGGCTGTTTCGGCTCAATCTGTGCGACGCGTTGTATATCGTAGCGGTTGGCGCAGCGTTGCTTTTCGTGGCGCGGGTGACATTTTACGCGTTTTCGCAATAGATTTGCAATCAAATCAGTGCTATAAGATCGCGTCGTCAGATGTTGGAAGCGCCTGACGGCGTAAGTCATTCGAAGCCCCGAAAGGACACGCCATGCTCAAGCTGGCCACCATTTCCCTGATTTCATCCGCACTCTCCGCGCTCGCGACCTTCCATGTTGCGACGGCCCCTGTCGTCGCCGAAGATCGCTGCCACGTGCACGGCTATCGCGCTTGTATCGTCATTTCAGGCGTGAGCTTGCCGGAGACGTCCGACCCCAAGTTGCGGGCGGAACTGACGCGCTTCGTGCGCCAAACCTCAAAAGACCGCCTCTAGAAATGAGCAAGCCCGGCAGCGTTGGAAGCGCTTGCCGGGCTCTGCGAACACCAATCAAAGCCCTGATCGGATATCGTTATGCAATCCTACACCATACGTTCACCCCTCGCAATGGGTGCTTGTGCAATTTCTGGAACATTGAGCGTTCTTTTTCTCGTCGAATCTTCCTTTCACGACGGCTTGACGGTTCGTCTGCTCGTGCCACTGGCCGTCTCGGCTGGCCTCGTGAGTCTCGCCATCATCACGGGCGTCCTGGCCCATGGCCACGGCGTGACGCTCTCAGGGGCAGCCCTAGCGGTCCTGGCAGCGGGTTTGTCGCTCGGCATCGTATGGGAGCAATCCGGCCGGCGCGCTCAGACGCAGATCACGACGCAAACGACGGGCGCGGACGCCGCCAAGGAACGGGCGCGCCTGACGAAGCTCCGCGCCGAAGCGGACGAAATCCTCGCCACGCACCGCGCCGCTCAGGCCAAGGAATGCGCCAGCGGCAAGGGCAAGCGCTGCGATGGCATCACCTACACCGTGCGGACATGGGAGGCCGCCCGTGAAGGCTACGACGCCAAGCTGCGCGGTGTACCCGTCCCAGTCCCCAATGCCAAGATCGAGAGCGTCGGAACAGTCGCTGGCCTCACGGGCCACAACGTCGAGTCCGCGCGCACATGGGCAACGCTGCTTGATCCGATCGCTATTCCGATGTTGCTCGAGTTGGCCGCCATCCTGTGCGGCATCGTCGCGTTCGGCCCGAAACATTCCACGGGTTTGGCGCATGTCACGCCTTCCACGGTTCCGGCGTCCTCGCGGTCAGACTTTCCAGGATTTCCGGCGAAAAAGCCGCAGGAAAGTACCCTTTCAGCAGGCATCGAGGCCCCGGCGAACGAAACCGTCGAATGCCAGAAAAGCGAGACACGCGTGGTGCATTCCGTCTCACTCTTGGAAATCGCCGACGATGTGCTTGTCCCGATTGTCAGGATGCGCGGCGGCGAAGTCGGGAGCCAAGCACACCTTGCAAAACTATCCAAGCTGAGCGAGGCGACTATATCGAAAATGTTAGCTCGCAGCAACCAGCTTGAGCGGGTATGGGACCATCAGTCGAAGTGCAACGTCATCAGGCTCAAGGGTTAGGAACGGCACGCTCAAGCCGGCCTAGATAGAACAGAACCGCCAAAATCACAGGATCCGCCAACAGCGTCCAGGCGGGCGTTGGGCTCCCTCGCCAATGCGTGAACAGGCACTCCATCGCCCCGCCAGATAGCCATATCGCAATGATCTCGTAACGGTTGAGGTTCACGTCGTCTCTCCCTCTGGCGGTGGGGGAAGGGGCATCCAGTGTGTGGGGCAGATGTTGTAAGCTGGACCGTCTTCCGCTTCGATTTCCTCGTACCATCCGGCGGGCATGTAAGAGTCGTCGGCCGCGTCTATTTCCGCCCAATCCTCTCCTTCGTATCCGTCCGGGACCGGCAACGAATGTTGCTTCCAGTATCTGGCCATCATTGTCATGGGGCGCATTCGCCCAGGCGCCCTGCCCCATGTGATCAGCTTGACGCCTGTCGGCGCTGTTTCTATCGGCTGCCACTGGCCGAATGTTGATGGCAGGGAATCACCGGCCTCTCGTGAATTGGTCATTCCTTCACCGCTCCCCTTGCCTTGGCGATGGCAGACCGGGCTTGGTCTTTGGCTTCTTGGCAAACGCAAAGGCCGTCTTCCCCCATATCGTCGAGAAGCTGTTCCAGCGCTGCCAGGAGATCAGGCGTAGCGGCGATTAGACGGGCGTTGGCGTGGCATTCTGCCATCTCACTCGTGTATCGATCGTCTTGGCCTTCCCACCGCATCGGCTTCGCGCAAAATGCGATGACGCCGCCAACGTCACGCACGTAAAGATCGCCGCCGATCTCGTCGACAATTCGCCAAGGCCCAGGCGTGTGCGTGTCTGTCATCGTCTCCCCCATGATTTCGACCGTCTATGCGCTGACGGGACGGTGTGACGAGTGGCCATGCTCCTGATCTTCGCCCCTTGCGCGTGATCGGCTGGCGTCTTGTCCGTGTCGTGGCACCATTCGCAGATTGGGGCTAGATTGTCGTCGTCATCCGTGCCGCCGCATTCGAGGGCCATAACGTGGTCGATGTCCCAAGAATCGACCGGACCTAGTTTGCGCGTGCATCTGTGGCAGACGCCGCCGCGTTCGGCGAAGATGATCGCCCGCTCCCGCGGCGTGCGGGAGCGGCGCTTAGCATGCAAAAAGGCGCTCATGTCACTGCCCGTTCGCCTTCGCGTACATCGCTTGCAGATCTTTGATCTTGTCCATGAGCACCTCGCGGTTCGGTGCCGTCATCAGGGCGTTGAGCGTCTTTTCCAATGCCTCGCATCGCTTTTCGAGCTTGTAGATAGCCACCCTCGTCGCTTGCGCGCTGGTCTCCAGCGTCTCCAATTTGGCGGCCAGTTCCGGATTGCCATCGAACCGCGAGCCGCGCCGGAGTTGACCGAACGCCTCCTTGCGCCGGTAAGCGACGGCGGTAGCCGGAACCTTGAACTCTCTCGCGATACGCTCGTCGCTCCATCCGTCGTTGAACTCCCAATACTCACCGACCTTCTTCCCGTTGGCCTCCAACATTTTCAGGATGCCGAACGTCTGCTGGACCGTCATTCGGTCGATGGTTGTCGCGCGTGTCATGCTGTCGCCTCTCGTTTTAGTGCCTCGATGGGCACGCCTATGATACTCTCAATCAGATCAAAGCTATGATCCATGATCCGTTTGAAATCCGCCTCTTTGCACTTATTGTAGGCTGTGGATCGAGGCCGATATTCTCTGATGCTTTTTGCCGTTGTCGTGAAGAACACGTTTTGTCCGCCGGACTCGGTAAAGAATTTCAATGCAGTCATAATAACGTGTTTGTTCGGGCCTTCGATTGCAAGCTCGCGCATCGTACACCATCCGGCCTTGTAAATCAGCCATTTGCGCAGATGCTCAACAGACATCGGCTGAAACAATTCGTAAGACGGCGGCCAATTCGCAAAGACTTGCGGCAGCACTACAAAGAACAACGCATGTCGTTCAGCGTTTCTCGGGTGCGGCTTCTTCTGACCGCACGTTGGGCAGATATCGGAATGTTTCGGGCGGGCCGTCTTCGCAAGGGCTTGCTCGGAAATACTCATCGGCCGTCCTCGTCATCGCCGTAAATAAGCCCATCCCATAGATAGTATCCGACCCATCCCAGACCGACACCGATCAACAAAAACACGACCTCACTCACCGACGCACCTCCGTTGGTCCATCAATCAGGACCGGTACAACCTTGACCTTGACGTCGTCCATGGTCGTTACTCCGCTGCCTTGCGATAGAGCGCCGCCGCTGCGCGTTGTGTGGCCGGATCGAGTGATAGAAGTTGTGCGAGGTGCTCCTCCCAAATCTCGGCGATGAGTTCTGGCTGCCCCTTGGCGACCAAGAGAGCGTCTTCGAGGTCGGCGAGATAGCCGGCCATATTGGTCGGAGCGTCTTGGCTTTCATGCTCGGCGACGGGCGGCGGGCCGATGTCGGGGATAGACGGGATCGGCGGTGCCAGTGACTGGACCGGCGGCGTCACATCGCGCATCTCGCGATCCATGTCCTCCGCTTCCTCGCGAATTTGGATGCCCTTGAGGGCGTCCGCGCCGCCGTCCTTGCCGGCAAAGCCAAGCGCGCGGGCTTTGAGCATCCGCTGCGGATAGCGAAACCAGGCGCTATCGTTCGGCTTGGTCTTGCCGTATGACTCTTTCGTCGGGCTCCGATCCCAAAGGCCAGCCATCGTCGCATCGAGCACCGAAAACGTGCGCTCGATCTTCTCGCCGGTCGGGCGCGTGAGTTCACAATGCGCCGTCCAATCGTCGGCCATTTCCGTGCCGGTGAACCATTCCCGGAGCTTGAACCCCTTGGCCCACAAGATGCCCGGAACGGCCTCGGAATGCGCCGTGATCCGGCCATTGATCATCGCGAGAAGCTGGATCGACTGCATGGGCGGCACGCCGATTTCCATCCCCTGCATCATGATCATGGTACCGCGCGCCAATGTCGACTCGGCGGGCTCCTCGACGGCGGCTTGACCGTATCCAGTCTTGAGCGGCTTCAGCATGCCGCTCTTGAACGCCATCGTGGCCAGACGATACACGTCCTCGATGGTCTGCGGCATGATCGGCGATAGCGCGCCGCCAGCGCGGAGTGTGGTGATGTTTGTCATGTTGCGACTCTTTCCTCACGACGTTCGACGCCGGGCACGTTGGCGCCAGCCTTGCACGCCTTGGCTGCCAGCGTTTTCACGAGTTCCTGCACGGCATCGCTTCCGGCGAAATACGCGAGCGCCTTGGCGTGATCCGTGACAACGTAGGACACAACCGTTTTCAGTCCTGTTTTGCGCCCCGCTTGGCCACCAGCCGCGACCTTTGCAGGCGGCGGCGGTGCCGATAGAATCGGCATCTCCGGCATGGGCTCCGTGAGAGCGGCGATTGGGTCGTCCTGCAACTTCTTCGCGCGCTCAACGGCAATCCGCTCCATCTCCGCACGAACGCGAGCCTCTTCGGCCTTGCGAGCTTCGTCCGCCTTGCGCCGCTCTTCCGCTTCGACCTTGGCCAGATATTTTCCCAGCTCATTGCGGATCGTCGTGCTAGCAGCATCCGCCGTGTCGATGATCGGCTTGTACTTGGCGTCGACCGCGCAGCCGGCATCGAGGTGCGGTTGCTTTTCAGCCTTGTGCGCGGTCTCGGCTTTCTTCTTCAAGTCCAGCAATGACGCGCGATAATTCGCGGCCATGTCGCCGTCGACCTTCGACGTAATGCCGTTCTTGGCCAACCATTCGAGTGCCTGCGAAGCGCGCTCTTCGATCTCTTCGGCAAGCGATAGATCGCCGGAATTGTGACCGATCTCGCCCGGCCAAGAGCCTGTTTCGAGCGCGGACTTATAGTCAGCCTCGGACACCGGCTTGTCCGCACACCACGTCCAGATGTCATGCGGCGGAACGAACTCGCGACCGACGGCGGCCTTCAACTCGCCGGCCTGAAAGAAGATCGCCACGGGCTGCCACGGGCCACCTTTGCCTTTGCGGAGTTTGTACCGGCCGGGCTGCGGATCGTTCGCGCTGATTGGCGGCATCCTGCCGGCCAGAGCATCGCGCCAATAGGTATAGGGGTCGACGTGATTGGTCATCACAGATCCTCAGACATCAGCAGGCGGTCGGGCCTCTCAGCAGCCCAGGCAGCGTCGAGAGCGGCGTTCTCAGTCGCCCATCGCTGGGCGTGAGCGTCGATCATGCGGCGTTTCGTGTCGTCTGCCGCCGCGATCCACAACATGCGGTCGAGACCCGTGCGTGGCTCGGACACGGCGCGAGACCTCAGAGATACGTGTGTCTCGACCCATTTTCTTGCGCTGTGATCATACGACCGAGAGTAAACAACGACGTCGATCACCTCGGGGTAATCGGTCGGCTCATCGCCCAGGCTGACGACGACGTGGCCGTCAAATTGGCCGACCGGGTAGCTGCCCAGCATGAGCGGCAATTCTTCGAATTGGATGTTCACGTCTCGCCTCCTGTTTGGCGGCCCAGATCAGAGACCATTGCCCTCGTCTCGGATCGGGGCCGCCGGGTTGCCCCCTCCCGCCTGCGGGGGAATGAAAAATCAATCCGCCTGCTGCCGCGCGATATCGGCATATGGGTCGTATTCCCTGCCGATCCTGATCTCATACATGCCGGGCTGAAGCGCGAGGCTCTCGTGTGTGTCGAAGGGCCGATGATGATCTAGGCTCGCCGGGTCTTTGACGATGGCGTAAAGCACCCGCATGCCAGCCGGTGCCGTCGCGGCCTCGTACACCTCGACCGCATCGGCGACGGTGTGATGATGGCCGGTTTCGGAATGACCGACGATGACCCGACCGCCTGCCGGGGCGATGCGCTGCAGTCCATCGACGGATTTCTTGGCGATCTTCCGCAGCGTCAATTCCCCTTGCGCTCCGACTTTGGAAAACGTTTTCATGTTGTGTCCTTTCAGGTTCGGACTTCGGGCTTCTGAAACTGCTTAGATGGGACGCCTTGCATCCATGCCTGCGCGCTGAACGCGGTATCGATATCGGGCGGGATGCCTACGGCGAACTCGCGACCTGTCCCGCACTCGACGCGAAGAAACCGCGCCTTGCGTGGCAGATCGGGCAACGTCACCTCGACCAGCGTCCCAATCTGCGGATCGCCGTCGCTGTCGATGACAGTGGCATCCAATTCCTTGAGGATTCTTGACCAGCCGAGAATGTCCGAGCATGCGATCCGCCTCTGCTCCAAATTCGGCCACGTCAGCGCCGTCTTGGCGTTCAACGACGACTTGTCCTCGATCCATTCTCTCGGAACGAGCGTGCCGCGCACGAAATACAAATCCTCGGCGTCGCTGACGACTGCTGGGCCGTCCATCCGATGCAATCTCCGATCCTCCGTCAGATGCAGTGTCGGCTTGGCGATCCAATAGAGAGTGTCGTCGGTCCAGAACAAAAACCACGCCCCGGCAACGTATGCGTCAAGAAGTGGTTCGGACCACGCTAACACTGGCTTTGATTGCGTTTGCCGCGCACCGATCGCGATCGTGGAGACCCGCGATAAATCCCACGAATACAACCACGGCACGAGCGCCAGACACCAACTTGCAAACCGTTTGAGTGCCCATGCGTCCCCTGCGTCCCCTGCGGCCCGTGCGGCCCGTGCGGCCCGTGCGGCCCGTGCGGCCCGTGCGTCCAGTGCGTCCAGTGCGTCCAGTGCGTCCCGTGCGGCCAGTGCGGCCCGTGCGGCCCGTGCGTCCCGTGCGGCCCGTGCGTCCAGTGCGTCCCGTGCGTCCCCTGCGTCCCATGCGTCCCCTGCGGC